TTGTAAAATTAAATAAAATATTTATTTTATATTAATAATATAACATGTATTCTTACACCAATGGATTAGATTCAACAAAACAAGATACTCCTTGTTATAAATCTGAAACAGAAATAAATGAAGAACAAGAAAATATTTTTGGTGATGATAAAACATTTGATAAATTTATAGAGAATCATAAAAATTTTCACATAAGTCAATTTACATTAAATTCAGATAATCATTATAGTGTAGAAGACTGTGAAAAAGAAGCTAAAAAACATTATTCTAATTTTTTTTTAGTAAATAATCTTCAATATAATACTAGTGATGACAATTTTAATTATACTTGCACTATTCCAAAAAATGATATTATATATAGACCAATACAAAAAGAAACCACAGACAGATCTAATATATTTACATATCTTATTTCACCCGTAAATGATTTCATTACAAATGTATTTAGTAATCAAATCTCAAGAACTGTAACAAAAGATACTAAAACACAATTAAAAAATTATTTACAAAGAGATGAAAGAATTAGTGATAATCAATGTACTATTTATGCCCCTTCTGATCCTAGCATTGAAACGAATAATGATTTAAATGCATTTGGAAGTAAAAATAGATATGTAATATATAAAACTAAATTAATAGATACTAAAGATAATCACTTACAAATTAAAAGAAGATTAACAGAATATAATGATTTTAATAATAAACTGAATGAATCGACAACGGGAACAATTGATAACACTTTTTCAAATTTTTTAAGAACAGTTCATCAAATTAAAGAAGAAATAGTTTCTATCCGCGCTTCTAACCTTGACCTTATTGATCAACAAGAACCTATACAGAAAGAATTGGTTAAAATTACAGTTGCGACAGAGGCAATGTGGGGAAAAATATTTGATGATACAAATAAAGATTCATTAGTTGGTTATTATAGAAGTATACAAGATGACACTGATTTACTAAATATTGCAAATAAAAATTATTTAAATTTTATAGATGCACTAGAAAATGAAATTAAAAAAGAAAAAAAAATATTTAATAAATTAAAATTAACTAAAAATGGTAATAATGCAAAATTACATGATACTAATTTATTAAAACAAATTAAATTAATAGAAATAATATTTTTAATTATTTTACCAATAATTGTATTATTTTTTGTTATTAAAAAAAAATAAACATTATTTAGTAAATTTTTTATTATATTATAAAATAATACTTATATAATATAATAATGGTTAATGAATCATTTATAAAAGAAGCATATACCAATTTATGTAAGGATAAAGATACATATTTTTATAATATTTTAACAAAAAATGATCTTGGTCAATTTGATTCGGATGAGACTGGATTATCGAGTTTAAAACAAACAATAGATTCTGTAAACAATAGTATGGAATGTAAAAAAAAATGTATATCAACATATAAAAAAAATTGTGCATTATATACTATAGATAGTAGTAATAAATGTACAATATATAAAAATGATGGTAATAATTTAAAAGACTATAAATTTTTAGTGGATTGCGGTGGAAAAGATTACAAAGAAATACAAAAAACTTACACAGATTATCCAACTGAAAAGATAAAATTATCATTACATGATAATGCTGTATTTAATAAAAATAATAGTGAATATGATAATACTGGATTAAAAGGCATTGGTTATGTTAATCCAGAATTATATAGAGAAAATCCTTCTATGTTTAAAAATATTAATTATGCAGAAGAATTAGCGATTGAAATTATTGATATATTTGAAAAGATAAAAGATTCAATTATAAATTATACAATAGGTGAAACAAGTGACTATATAGAACGAGCAGGTAAGTTTGATGCGGACCTTGCCAGAAAACTTCCACATGATATATTTACATATCATACATTTGACTACAATGTTGATTTATATACATATGATCTATTAAAAGATGTTTATAAAAAAAAAAAAATATTAGCTGAATATTTAAACATAGATGAAAATGAACTTTTTTATAGTTTAATACCTAAATCAGAATTTAAATTTAGAATAACTGTTGAACCACCAAATAAATTAAATATAGACTCTCAAACTAATAAAATTACATTGCCTGGTAAATTTACAGTTAATTTTGATAAATTTCATTTATCAGATGATCAATTTTTAGAAGATAATGAAAATAATGCAATAATAAAAATTGAAGTAGGAAATGATGTAGCATTTGAAAATACAGAATTAGAATCAAATAATCAAAGTATTATATCAAAAAAATTTATGGATTTAAAAAAGAAAAGTAATAATTTAAAAGGAGAACATGAAAATATTGAAACACAATCAAAAAAACAAAAACAAACACTTTTTGCATATGCTTTAATATTTATTATAGGTATTATTACTGTTACCGGATTTTTTAATACTACAATTTCAATAATTTTATTTATTATTTCTATTTTTATTATTTTATTTATAAATTATTATATGGATATTAAAAACTTAATTAATTTTAAGGATTATATTAAACATATATTATAAATAATTTAAATTTATTTAATTACAAAATTACTTAATTTAATTATATAATTATAAAATATAAATGACAAAAACCATTATAATTCCAGATTTAGAAAAACAATTTAATATTAATGGAGTAAATAAAGTAAATGATATTATAGATAAAATTGAAAATGAAGCGGATAATGATATAAATAGAATAATAAGTAAAGACATGGTAGATATATTAAATTTTTATGATGAATATGGAAATAAACTAGATAATAATGATGATATAAGTACAACGTCTAAAATTTATATTAAACTTAATGCAGATAATTATTATATTGATGATATCGGAGGAATGAAAACAACTAATAGAAAATACATAGGAAATACTAAAAATTTTAAAAATAATTATTTAACATCTCAAAAAAGGTTTGAAGATGCTGAAATGTTATTAAAAAGTCAAAAATTACAATTAATATTAATGTCAATGGTAGGTGGAATTAGTATATTATGCTTATTACTTATATTAAGAAAATTTAGTAAAAAGCAATAAAGAATTTATATGTTTATAAATTATTATTATATTTATTTATATTAATAATTATAATATGGGAGGTGGTGGAAGTAAAGAAAAAGAAAAGAAAGAAGATTGTAAATGTGAAGGAAGAAAATATAGTACAAATCCAAGATCTATAGGTAAAGTTTGTCATACATATCAAGGGGAGAGATTCTGTTATGATCGTTATTCAGTATGTGATAAAAAAACCGAATGTAAGGATTGTAAACCACAACCACCAAATCATTTAACAGATAAAACATTAAAATGTGGAGTAGGTCCATTTACTAATAATGTTATTGGAATAGAAAGTAATTTACATAGAGATTTGGAAGGTTCTACTTTATCTTTAAAACAAACATCAAAAAAAGAACCTTTAAGAGAAGGACTTGATGCCGTTGCCATGGATAGAATGAAGGCAGAGACAGATCATGCGGCGGCTAAAGCTAGAAGCGAAATAGATGGTAAAGCTAAACAAGTTACTTCGTATGGAAATCAAGCATTAAATACTATATCTTCAAAAAAAGGTCAGATAGAAAGGGAGGCTAGAGGCGCAATTACTTCAGCTAATAATGCAAGAAATAACGCAGCGGTTTCAGGAACATACACAGCTCAAACTAAACATTCGAAAGATAAAACTCAATATTATGAAAATGTTGCAGATGACAAAAAGAATCAAACTATAAATCATGAGCACGATGCTAAAGTAGCCGAAAAGGTTACTAGAGGCGATCAAAAAGATGTTAAAAAAATATTAAATAAAACTGAAGATCTTTTAGATAAGGTCAAGGAAGACCATAATACTACAAATAATGCCGCTGCAGATGCACAAGCAACAGCAGAGCAAACCAATTTAATACTTAATGATGTTATAACTGAGAGACAAAAAATATCAGGAGAGAATGTTGTTGGTGTGTTACCTGGTGTACAGGGAGATTTAGGTATTAGTAGCGCTCAATTATCTGCAAAAACACGTCAAAATAAAGTTGATGGTCAAAAAATAAATAATGTGTTAGCAACATTAGAAGAAATGGGAGTTGGTGGTGATACATTTGTTCCTAATAGAAAAGTAAAAAAGTTAGAAGGATTTAATATAAAAGAGGGATTGGTTGGGAGCTCTCCGACATGGCAGGACATTATGCGGGCGGGAGCTGATGTAACTGATGCAATAAATAATCAAGATCTAGCTAATAAAGATCAAGCTAAAATAAATGCAACAGCAAGAGCAGAAAGATCGAAACATTTAGCTGGTGAATTATTACATCAAAGACGTAATATTGCAGGAGAAATATATAGTGATTATTTAACAAGTGATAAATCTACAAATCTTCATGATGTTTATCAAAGAAAAAAACAAGATAATATAAAGAAGGAGAGATTGGTACAAACAAAACAATATGAAATGAGGGTTTATGATGAATATATTAAAATTGGAAAAATAGTAGTAGTTGCATTTGTAGTTTTTGTGTTAGCGAAAGTTTTAAACAATAAAGGAATTATGGGTGATTCATTAACTGAGCTAGTTATTGCATTAATTATTATAATAACAATTATTTATTTAATATGGAAATTAGTATGGTTAGGATTAAGAGATCCAATTAATTTTGATAAAACAAATCAGGGATATGATAGACAATATGTTAAAAATATGCAGGGAAATAAATATGCACCTAAAAAATACAATTTAGGTTTCTTAACTGGAACATGTTCAGGCAATGATTGTTGTAGTAATGGTATGGAATATGATACTGCAAGAAATAAATGTATTGTACAACCAGATGGTTTTGATAATATTGTAGGCACACCAATAAATGTAGAGGGATTTAAATCAAATAAAAATGCAGTAGTAAATGAAATTTTAGGAAGTATATAATTTTAAAAAATAAAATAGAATATTTTTAAATCTCTAAAAAAATAAAAAATATAAGTAAAATAAATAAAAAATATAAGTAAAATAAATAAAAAATATAAGTAAAATAAATAAAAATAAGTTTTAAAATTTATTTTTTGAGAGATTAATAGATAATAATAAAAATAAGATAAAAAAAAATATATTTTTTATAATATTATAAAATTATAATATTATAATAATGGCTCCAAAAATTAGTGACTTACAAGCACAAATGGAATCTACTAAAGTTGAAATGAAAGATGATATAGCAACCATGATAGAAGATGCTGCTCCAGATACAGAGGTAGGAAAAACACTAAAAATGGTAACAGATGTAATAAAAAGTGAAAATGCATATGAGGTAAGACAAAATCTAGAACCAACACCTCCAGCTCAAACAACAAATACTGGTTTAGCTGCATATTTAAGTCAAATTAAAAAAGAAGGAGAAGATAAACCAATATCAGGATTAAAATTTCATCTTCATAGTGAAGATGGCGCACATGAATTATTATCATCAAGAGAGCATGAAAAGTATCATAAATCTTCAAGTAATTTTTATTTAAATACACAAAAAAAAACTTTTACAGAGCATTTTTGGATAGCGCAAAGAATGAATATGGAACTTGCATATTTCGATACATTGAATGAACAAAAAGATTATGGAGAGAAAGCAGCATTTGAAAATAATCCAGAAATTAATTCTGTTTTTATATCAGGAGTACGAGATAAAAATAATATATGGAGATGGGCAAAGAAAAAAGAAGGAAGATTTGAATTCCCTCAAATAAGTTATGCACAATGGTCAAATAGGCAACCAGATAATTGGCGCGGAAAAGAAAATGTTATACAATTACGTAAAAATGGTGAATGGAATGATATTGCACATACTGCTAAATTACCAGCATTGTATAAAATAAAAACTGTAGAATCATTTTCACAAATTGAAGGATTTTCATCAATTGAAGAATTTTCACAAATCGAAGATTTTTCACAAATTGAAGGATTTTTATCAAATCAAGGATCTTCATTAATTGAAGGATTATCACCAGCACAAACTAGAGATGACAATAATATAGAAAGATGGGGACATAGTCTTAGAGTACATACAGGTGTACCAGGAAATTGTGGGGGTATAACTGATACTGCAGATGATGAGAGTTTAGCACAATGTTATTGTCCTGAAACATGGAATGTTTTAAATAATTATAAAACTTATTTTTCAAAATTACATACAAACTATAATAATTTAGTAGAAACAATAAGAAATTCATTATCAGTATTAAATACAAAAAGACAACAATTAGATAGAATAAAAAGAAAAACAAATATTTATTCTCAAAATTCATTAATAGATAATAAAAAAAATTTATATAGTGAAGAGAATCTAAAAAAATATAGTAAAATATATTATTATGTTGCTTTAATAATTTACTATATTGGATTGATAGTTTCATTAATATTAAGTAAATTTTTTCCTAATGAATTATATAAAAATATAACAATATTATTACTAGTAATATTATATATAATATTACCATTTATATTAGGTAAAATAATAAATTTTTTATATATGGAATTTATTAAATTTTTAGAGAAAAAAAATTTAAGAGATGATATAATTAGTTACACAGATATAGTAAATGATTATGAAAGTAATAATTCTCAATATCATCCTGAATTATGATAATTTATATCTTATAAAATATAAAATATAAATTATTAAATATTATATATTTCATTCATCTTCATAATCACTATCATCATCATAATTAATTTCAACATTAGACCATTTTCCTCTATATGATTTACCATAATGTTTATCCATATAATCAGTAATTTCTCTACCATTTGGTAAATTATTTCTTCCATAATGAATAATAAACCAATTTTTAAATTCTTCAAGAATTTCGGTTTTCTTAATTTTACCATCATTCTTTTTAATAATTTTTTCTCTGGCAAATTCAGTTAAATAATCTTGATTTTGTCTATATTTATCACTTACAGATAAAACAACTTTAGCATCTTTAACATAACCTTGATTTTTAAATGCTAAATCAACTAATATAGACATGAACACAGGTGACCAATATTCAAATTTATCACAAAGTTTAACATCAACTTTATATTGAAATGGAAAGTTTTCTTTCGGAAATTTTTCATTTTCATATGGTTCTTCAATAAATTTTGATACAAAATCACATAATCGAATCCTTCTCCATGTACCATCATCATTAGTAGGTATTTCAAATAAAACATTAGTACATACTACTAATTTAAATTGTGGAATAAAAGT